ATAGTGAAGGGTAGTAGTGAGATAACTTCAACAACTTCTGTGCCTTCCAGGTTTGCTCCTTTCAGGTATGCTCCTTTCAGGTTTGCTCCTTTCAGGTATGCTCCTTCCAGGTATGCTCCTTCCAGGTTTGCTCCTCCCAGGTATGCTCCTTCCAGGTTTGCTCCTCCCAGGTATGCTCCTTCCAGGTTTGCTCCTCTCAGGTTTGCTCCTCCCAGGTTTGCTCCTTCCAGGTTTGCTCCTTCCAGGTTTGCTCTTTCCAGGTTTGCTCCTTCCAGGTTTGCTCCTTCCAGGTTTGCTCCTTCCAGGTTTGCTCCTCCCAGGTTTGCTCTTTTACCTTCTTTGTCGCCTAATAGCCATTTGGTATGTTTGATTAGGATTTCCTTTGATTCTTTATCAGTATAAGTTTTTAGTGCCATTTCGACCTCCTTCTTACATCACAATGGGACTACCTGTGCCTGACATTATCATGTCAATAGCGGCAAGTAATCCCATCTCAATATTTGATACCCATGAACCACAAGTGGTACATGCCCAACCATGGTCTGCAGGAATCATTACACCATTGCAATCAGAATGATAGCAAGGAATACTTTTTACCATAGTATTACTCTTTCACAAGGATGACAAGGACCCCAATCTTCAAGGATTTCTGAAACCCTTTTTAAGAAGGCTTCTTCTCTGTTACCTTTATGAAATCTGAAGTTGGCCTGGATTCTCTTTAACGCATCTTCCTTATCCTTTGCGATTGACCAGACATAAAAGTCCTCAGCATCGGCTACGAATACCCGTAATCCTTTTTCTTCTGTACCTGCCATTTTGTCCTGTTCCTTTCTTGCGTCGTGATCCACACATACGCATATGTATTTGATTGTATGATAACACAATCACACATGATTGTCAATACTCACACACACGTATTATTATAATTGATTCGATGTATCACAAAATTACCTTTTTGTCAAGACCTGCCCTTCAAAAGGGAGAGTTTAAACCTTTTCCTACACCTGCAGTTGTTCCTTGTTTCCATAACTTCTCCTGCCTCTGATCGAACCTTTCTTGGTGTTTTAATTCACGCCGTGCCAATTTCCTTGCCCGTTGTTCCAAGAATTGGATGCGTAATTCCTCATCGGTTTTTCCCATTATTACTGCAACAAATTCTTGTTTACTTTCCCCATTTACCACGCCATTATCGACAACATCATCACCCATCGGGTTCGTTAGTACCGTCGAACACTCCTCTACGGTCTTGTATTTGTTGCGAACATCTAACAGAAATTCAAGAGAGTTCCCAAAATCCCTCAAACTGACGAGTTCGTCATTTCTGATGAGTTCGTCGGTTGTCAAGAAAATGGCCTTTCCCACCTCATTTATCAAAGTGGAACCTTTTTCATCTTTAGAAAATTCTTTCCATTGGTAACCACCTGCTAGCATTTGATGGGTTAAGGTATATAAGTCAGAAGGATCTTTTACTAGACCCATTTTCCAACCAGGTTCATAGTGATGAAGGGTTCCATGTAAATCCTCAAAATCAGACCTATTATCTATTCGGGTGTAATAATGTTTACAGGTGAAGCAGTAGTAGAGTTTATATCCATATATGCTGTACCTTATAAGATTACCACATCCAGGACAATTAATACTAGTACTTACTTCTACTCCAGGATTACTTACTAAGAGCTTTTCCAAAGTATCTTTATTATTAAAAGATAGTAGACTTATTTCTTTCTTCCTCTTACAAAGGAAGCACTCTTTAATTTCTTTGTAATAGAAGTGATTACAAGTAGGGCATGTCCAACAGAATTCTTGTCTTTGTGCTTCAGTTAAAGGAACTTCTGGCTCTTCTAGTTCTTCTACCTCAGTAATTTCTTCTTCTGAAGTTTGGTTCTCTATTTCAAGAAGTGCTTCATCTACCCATTGGAAGAAGGTATCCTCATTTATTATTTCTATTCCATAGGCTCTAGCCTTGCTGGATTTCTGACCAGGATCATCTCCTACAACAGCATAGTCAGTATCATGGGTTACACTAGAACTTATGAAACCTTTACACTTAATTACAAGTTGCCAGGCTTCGTATCTAGTAATCCTGATACGACCAGTGAAGACAAATTCTTTTCCTTCGATACGATTAGTCATACTTTTCTTAACAAGAAAGTTTAGGTACACTAAAGGTCATGTGGTCTCCACAAGATGGACAGATATGCTTATAGGTACCAGGCTCACGTTTTATACATTTAGCAGGAAAGTGGTCTGGATCTTTACAAGGTAATAAGTCTTTTGGTTCACTTGTCTTTATTGTTGGCATTTTCTTTTTCTCCTTCTAATCTAAATCTATACCAGCATTTATTTTCTCTAAGAGGTAGTCAACTTCAAATTGTGGGTGAGAGTTATAAGGTATTAGTAGTTCAGGGTCAGTTAGTTCACTACAAGATGTAGTTCTTAAGCCTTTACTAAAATCTTTATTCCAGTACCTACAAAATGCAGACATTAGAGTTGAGTTCATACTAGTTATGAATCCAAATTCTACATCTTTATGTTTAATATCTCCATTTGCATGCCTTGGTATATAGGCAACCTGGAATCCAGGTTTTATATTTTCATTGTATTCCACTTTAGTCTCCTTTTCACACTTTAATTACTACTTTGCACTTATGTTCATTACCCCAGTTTTCAGTATCCATTGCATCATCAACAGCAATGTCTACATCAATGGAACACTTCTCAAGTATATCTGAAATATAATTCTCTAAACCTAGTTTCTTTACCCAATGCTTAGTGTATTCTATTCCTCCACCAGACCAAATTATGAGTTTATCTTCAGTTCCTAATTCATGTAGATTTAGGTAGAACCATCTAAGCAAGTCTATTATGTCGTACCTAGGCTTATCTTCAAAATCGATTAGAGTTCCATCTACATCAAATGCTACTATCATAAAGGTTTCCTAGAGGAGTCATCTACTAAGAAAGAAACTAGTTCAGTGGGTCTAACAGTACATGAGAGTAAGTGTTTAAAATCTTTGTCCCAGGTAACACAAGTAAAGTCTTTTATTATTCTACGGAGTTGGCCTAATATATAGATATCGTAATCTGATTCTGGGTAAAGATAGATTTGATTTGGATTAAGTTTATCTAGTTCAAATCTCATTTTAATACTCCTTTCAACACTCTTTACAGTCTTCAGGCAAATTTCCAGGTATTGTATCTATATCAACGGAATTGGCTTTCTTAGCCTTCTCAATCAGTTTCTTTACATCTTCTATTTCAGCAGCACTACGAGGGTCTCCTTTAGGATTAGTTGCAATTTTCTGGTATTGTGCTAGTTTCCAAGTTAGTTTGGCTAAAGAGGTAAGGTCTATACTTAATTCTGCTAAATCACAGTTAAGTCTACATGATACTACGCTTTCTAGTTCTGAAATCTTGGATTGGATGGTACAGTAGCAGAAAAAGTTTCCAGGTTTGTCTTCGATTGGTATTTTGTATAGATTGCATAAGGTGCATTTTTCGGTTCTATACTCATCCATAATTATTCTCTCTTCTTTCTCTGATTCTCAGCTTTAAAGTATTCAGTATATAATTTAAGATTTAGACCAACTAGAGCAATATTAATTAAGATAGAAGCTACTGCTATTATCGAAATTGAGATTATCATCTTCCCTCCATCTCTTTCAATTTATCCTTCCAAAATTGGAGTTGCCATTTCAGGTATTTAAAGCCATTGTATTCTTCTTTGTCAGTTTTGCCAATAGATTCTTGGTAGTGTATCTGCTTATCTAAGTCTTTTATAGTTTCTTTAATTTCTTTCTTTGTGGAAGGTCTAGAGTGATGGATGAAGTTTTTCATCTTTTTCCTCCAACTCCTTCAGTATCGCAACCTTGCAATCCTGCCTACAAATTTCGTAGACATCCCAATCTATTTTCCCGCTGTTCTCATGGCTATATGCTACTGATCGATCCTTGGCATTTAGTCATGTAGTTTCTCTTACTTTATACCGCGCTCGTCACAGATAGACATCAGCTCCTCATAATACGCAAGTTCGCGCCGGTGGTGAGCTTTCTGCGACTTGATAAAATCACGGTCATAATATACAGTTGCTAAGTGTCCCTCAACGCGCAGCCCTATAGTATTTGGATTTAGCGGGTCTGGCGGGACTATGATTATATTCGGCTTGATCTCGCTTTTTCTCTCAGCCACGTTATACCTCCTTCATTCCCTTTGCCCTCTCTAGCACCGAGCGTAGAAACCACTGATAATTGTCGTATGCCCAGCGCGGTAAGCCCTTCTTTTCGGCCTCGTCGATACTGATTTCGAGATCGTATTCGACTGGATGCTGTCCACATCCGATGCAGGCGATCAGCTCATCGCCCTTTTGGTTGATAGTGCAGACGAATGCACCATAGGAGAATACGAGGCCAGTAAGAGGATTTTTGTCATCAGGAAATTTTGAATTGGGCAGGATGCTGCTCCATTCACCGATGCTGCTCTTTGCACCGATGCTGCTCCCTTCACCGATGCTGCTCCCTTCACCGATGCTGCTCCCTTCACCGATGCTGCTCCCTTCACCGATGCGGCTCTTTGCACCGATGTGGCTCCCTTCACCGATGCGGCTCTTTGCACCGATGCGGCTCCCTTCACCGATGCGGCTCCATTCACCGATGCTGCTCCCTTCACCGATGCGGCTCTTTGCACCGATGCGGCTCCCTTCACCGATGCGGCTCCCTTCACCGATGCGGCTCCCTTCACCGATGCTGCTCCCTTCACCGATGCTGCTCCCTTCACCGATGCTGCTCCATTCACCGATGCTGCTCTTTGCACCGATGCTGCTCCCTTCACCGATGCGGCTCCATTCACCGATGCTGCTCCATTCACCGATGCTGCTCTTTGCACCGATGCGGCTCCCTTCACCGATGCTGCTCCATTCACCGATGCTGCTCTTTGCACCGATGCTGCTCCCTTCACCGATGCTGCTCCCTTCACCGATGCTGCTCCCTTCACCGATGCTGCTCCCTTCACCGATGCTGCTCTTTGCACCTATGGTCGCAGATTCGGCCACGGTGATTTTTACCACTGTGCCATCGGGATTAGTGTGTGATACAATTCTCATCGTCATAATTTCTAACCTCCCTTTAATATAGCTCCACGATCTCGCCGCTATCTATTGCGGCCTCTTCCTCGGCCTGTTTGCGCTCATTCTCGGTTCGCACATCCTCGTCAACAGCACCGTTATCAGCGTCTATGATAAGGCACTCCAAACCGGCTGGCCCGTAGACGCCGGTGATGTTCCCGCCATCGACATCGATATAGACCTTCTTTGGCTCCGGCGTAGGCTCTACCCATTCGGCATTTTCATCATAGATACCGTTCAGCTTATAGGAGTCCATCCAATTCTCACGACAGGCTAGACACTTCATCTCCTGCGTTGCTTCTTCGTTGCCGGTCTCTACCGGCCCGCCCTCAATATCCTGTCCCCCACAGTATGGGCAAACTACGCCGCCGCCCTTGACGTGTTTTCGTGCCATCTCTAAGGCTTCTTGTCTTTCATTTAACTGTTTCCTCAATATACCTCTTTATAGTTTCAGAATGACACCTTTTTGGAGCACACCAGCAAAATAGTCTAAGTTTTCCGTATTCTTTATAAGTCTCAATTAGTTTGTTCAAGTACTCCATAGGTTCCTTATGTTGGATTAGGTTATTAAAGCCCCTTTCATATGAGTTACAGGACCATTCTCTTTCTGATTCTCCACTCATAATAAATGTGTTACCTAAAGGGGTAGTTCTATCAACTTTGAAGTCCCAAGGCTCACTTTGTTTGGTTTTTCTAAGGTTACATATCTCTATCATCTAGAATTCCCTCTCCCAGGCATGTCTATTACTTCGGAAGCTATCTTTGATGTCATCTAGTACTGCTTCCATTACTTCATAGTCATTACCTGTTCCAAGTACATCTTTGACAAATTGGTTCTTACCTTGAAGTATTTTATCCATACTCTGGTCTATACTATCTTTTGCAACAGGTAATATAACTTGAACTTTATTAGTTTGACCTATTCTATGTGTTCTATCTATTGCCTGTTCATTTACAGTAGGTGACCACCATCTGTCCGTAAGAACTACATTACTTGCTGCCGTAAGAGTAATTCCCTCACCCATAGTTTGCATAGTGCCAAAAGCGAGGCGACAGTTGTCATCTTCTTGAAACCTTTTAACATTTGCCATCCTTTGTTCACTAGGAGTCTTCCCTGTTATAGTAATATGTGGAATATCTTTAAAGTCAGACTCTAGTATATCTATATAATCTGCGAAGGTTGAGAATACAACAAGTTTCTCATCTCCTAGGTCTTCAATTAATTCCCTAAGGAATTCAGATTTAATGCTAGGAGTTTTACTTAATCCCAAAATTCTTGGGTCTAGACTAAGTTGCCTTAATCTTATAAGAAGTGCAAGTATCCCTGCTGACCTGATAGTTTCTCCATTATCCAGTTCTATCATCAACTGGTCTCTTGCCTTATCATAAATCTTCTTCTGTTCCTCTGACATTTCAAGGTTAACTATTCTGTAGTATTTGTCAGGAAGGAATGGAAGAACTTCTTTCTTCCTCCTCTGGATAGAGAAGGATTTTATCATTGCCTGGAGTTGCTCCTTCTTCCTTACCCCAATAACCTTGAACCTATTCCTTCTTGCAATAGTATAGCAGTATTCAAGTATGAAAGAATTCCTTTCCTTCCTTGGAAATTGTTCTGGTCTAGTTAAACAGAGAAGACTGTATAAGTCATCAGGTTTATTTACAACAGGAGAACCTGTCATAGCAAGTACTTTTGCTCCGCTGTACTTACTTAAGGTTTCAGATAGTCCCCTAAACATACTTGTTTCAGGGTTCCTTACTCTATGAGCTTCATCAAGAATTACCAAGTCGAAGTGGATGATATTCAAGAGCATCCTATGGTCTTCTTTCCTGAAAGTCTCATAGTTAACTATGAAGAAAGGATTATCAGGAGAATTTCCTTCATATTGGTCAGCAAGTTCATCCAATCTGTGGAAGGAACCTTTTCCTACAGTAGGTTCTATTCCATACCAATCTTGAATTTGCCTTGACCATTCCCAACGGAGTGTCTTAGGACATACTATAAGGGTTTTCTTGAAGTCTCCCAATTTAGCAAGTCCTATTGCGACAGGAGTCTTACCAGTACCCATCTCACTTAAGTTGAGGAATCCTTCGCTGGAATTTAGTAAGCGGGTTAAGTCTTCCCTTTGATACTCGAAAAGGTCTTCTGGTAATTTCATCTTTGAGTTGAAACCCTGGGGAAGTAATCCAGTATCATGGACTAGGCTATTATCTTGCATTTAAGATTCCTAGTTTAGTCCTGTCCAAAATCAGGGTCTATTACAGTATGTCCTTCATCATCTACTGTAAGACCCACGTCTTCAAGATTATCTACCGATTCTCTTACACTGTAAGAGCCATCGACTGGAAGTACCACGAAGTTCTTACTAAGGTCATATCCTTTAAAGAATTCATGCACTTCCTCATCTGTCCCATATGCAACTACCTTTGCATCGAACAGGCTTCCAGTTTCACTTGCCAATACTATAAATGTTCCTTCGTCCATTTTCTTCTCCTTCTTTTATTTTCTTACATTCTCCATCCTAAAAGTAGTACTACATCTCCAAAGATACTAGGAGCACCAAACTTGGTGCACCGGTATAAATGGGTAGCTGTAAAATTTACTGGTTTATTCTTTAGTAAGCCTTCCTCATCTACTATCATGGTAGCTAGTCTACCTTCATAAGGTACCTGCCTAATAACTTCAATATAACCTCCAACTAGTTTCTGTAACTGCTCTAATGTGAGTTTCTTAGGAGATACCAAATCTCTGTATGGAGGATTGAGACCTAACTCTTTAACTTTACCATCTGTATTTATTAAAATTGCTTTCTTATCTCTCATACATTTAGTCCTTTCTTCTCCCATTTCTCACATTTCTCTGGACAGAATACTGTTTCTGTTGCCTTTTCAGAACCTGGATTACCACATATCATTAAGTAGGTTTTGTTACCATTTCTACCTTTATCTATTTCAAGTCCATTTTCTTTATGTTTGCAGTTGCAACAGCAGTCTACTGGTTCGACTCTAGGTTTTGCTGCAAGTTCAAGTAGGAATAGTTCGTCGTCCTCATTTGGTACATCCAGAAAGCGACTCATACACTCTTGTACTAAAGGAATATATGTATTCATAGGCAAGCGGTCATGCCAGTTACCTTGTGGGTCACGGTTTTCATCATCTTCCCACTGCCACTTGGCATAAGTCTGGACATTCTTGATTGCACCTAGGAGGTGACGGTCATTCATTTCACTTATGGGAATATGCCTGCCCTTTGAGGATGACATCCAGAGTGCAGTTTGTTCAGGAATTATTGGTCTATCCATTATTCCTTTTCCTTCTTGTAGTCTTCAATGGTCTTCCCTTCATGCTCTTTTAACCACTTATCTATTTCCCGCATCTTCCTGTTCTTCTCACTTATTTCCTGAAGTTTCTCTTGACCTTTTGGACTGTTGCGGTATTTCTGGGCAGATATCTTATGACGCTCTGACTTGTTAATTTTCTCGATTACCTTCTGCCCTTTTTCAGACTTCTTATACCTTTTAACTGCTTCCTTACCTTTTTCGGATTTAAGGTATCGAGATTGGGAATCACAATTTCCTGAATCTTCATCTCCAGGTCCTGAAACTAAAATTGCAGTAACTACTTTCTTAGTCACTTTAACTCCTCATTCTTTTTTTTAACATCGAAAAACGTAATTCCAACCATATTAATCGCATTATTAATTGTATCATATTTATATTGTAATGTCAATACATTTTATGACATATTTTACAAATTGAAAATTGTAGGAAACAAACCACATCCACAAATTATTAAAAACAAAATCTTTTGCTTGCACCTTTCCAAGAATTTTCCAAAAGTATTTTTACCACCACAAATTTTAGAAACAAAAGATTTAAGAAAAGTCTTACTTTGGATTTTAAACCACATTTCCTGGCAACTGAAAATGATGTATAATATTGACAATTAAACGTAAATATGATATGATACACGCACAACGCACACAATATGTTATAATAAACAATTATGTAATGCACCCGCAAACAAATTTATTTTGCAACTTGTCTTGCGGGCAGAAAGTTTTCCAAACAGGCAAATCGACGACAGGAATCAGCGGATTTGTTCCCTTTATGTAAAGTCTCAAGAAATACAGTTATTAAGGAAAGGTAAAAATTATTTACCTAACCAGAAAGGGAACAGAAGTTAAAAATGAGTAAGAAGCCAGCCAATGCCTCAAGTGGTTCACATTCTTCTAGCTCTTCAGTTTTAGAGAAAGAAGAAGAGAAGAGACCTTTATTTTGGGACATTTCCATCAGGTTTGAATGGAAAGGTCAAACTTTACAAGGTGAGTACAGAATCCCAGATGTAGTTCGTCGCTATGATGCGATAGATGCTGCATTAGTAAGGTTTATTAAGGAACACAAACTTAAAGATGAATTAGGTATTCCTCTACGTCCTTATCAGATAAGAGATAAAGGAAGGAAAGTATCGGAATTCAAAACCAAGTGCTCTGAGGACAGGCGAAGAAAGTATGACTACGACTAATTCTTTTTCACTTTTACCTCCAACAACCTTATCAGTTGACTTAGAGGAACATCAGAATATACTTCTTAAAGCCCGTTCTGAATCTTTAGGTTATTTAGTAACTGGTAAGACACCTAAAGATGTTGTTTTCAAGAAACCAGGTAGAGGTGGAAGTCAACAGGATTATGTGCCTGGTTGGTGGTTTATTGAACAGGCCAACGCAATCTTTGGATTGAATGGTTGGTCAATGAGGATAAAGGAATATAGAGTAGATGAAAAGATTAGTCAGATTTCTTGCCTAGTTCAAATTGAAGTCTATATTCCTGAACGCCATTGTAAGAGAACCAGTTCTGAAGGTTCTATTGAAGAAGTTGATATTCCTTCTTTTACAGTAGTTAAAGAACAATGGGGTGGTTCTGATTTAAAGAAGAAGAAAGATGGAACAGTAATTGACCTTGCAGATGACTTGAAGTCTGCTTCTACAGATGGGATGAAGAAGTGTTTCTCTTTAATGGGCTTTACTAGAGATATCTATGGTCGTAGAGAAGATGAATTTGAAGGCCTATCAGATGAAGATATTAAGTTAAAAAGTTTCCTTGAGAATGCCAAAGTAATTAATCAGAATTGGACAAGGGAACAGGCAATAGAATGGATTGAGAAAACTTCAGGTAAGAAGTTAGCAGACCTGGATAAACTAGATATATTTGCCTTGATTGGTAAATTACCAAAGGTTTCTTAGATGAATGACAAGTTAACTAACCTAACAGTTTTCTTTATCTGGGCTACAGTTATTACTTTACTTCTTCCTTTTCTGGGAGTAGACCTATTATTGTTTAATGTAGATTGGGCAGGGGAGGGCAAACCTTAAAGATAGTGGGATGACAGATAGTCTCCCATTGCAACTAGGCGTTGCAGAAAGAGAGTTCACATTGGCAGACAAGAACAGTAAGCAAGTCTCAGTAGACATGTCCGATGCAGTAGTATTTGAGGCAATTCCGGACAGGACACCTGCCTTGGTTATCTGCACGGTATGGGATGAGAACGCAATCGGCAAGAATTCCGGTGAGCCCAAGGTTCATGCCGAAGTAACAGTTCTCGAACCCGAAGAGTTCAAGGGTAGGAAGATTTTTGAGGACATCAACCTCAAGAATGTGAATACCAAAGGGCGCCTTATCCCGATTCTACTTGCCACACCGGATCTGGGTTACAAGTCAGATAAGGATATTAAAGTCGCTAATTTCAAACTGCCGACCAAGGCCCAGATGGAAGGTCAGCAGTGGGCAGTATCAATCCGGATACAGAAGGGAACCGGTGGTTATGCCGATAGCAATCGCCTTTCCCAGTTCCGCCCGGGTGGTACCTGGGGCCAAGAGCTTGCAGGCGACAAGGACGAGTAAAGTCCTTAAAGAGGGGGTTACGTCGTAAAGACGGATGCGCATCGTGGGTTGCCCTCCCACTCCCCTTCTTTATTTGATTAGTATGGACAAGTTAATCGTAATAGAAATGCCTTACATCGGCGGGGTACTTTCCTTGAATTCTTGCTGGATAAGAGGTAAAGGTGGAGTTAGAACTAATTCCTATCACCCCATAGTTAAAGTTTGGATGTCAGTCTTAGCACAGAAAGCAGAACCTTTTAAGGGACAACTTAAACCTTTAGTATTTATCCAGATATCAGCAGTATTTCCAGATGAGAGGTACCCTGATCTAGATAATCTCTATAAAGTGGTAAATGACTCATTAAAAGAGGGCTTAGGGGTAGATGACAAGTATTTCAGGAATGTATCTGGAAAGATTTCAATAGATGAAACAGTTGAACCTAAGTTAATTTTCACAATCTGGGATGAATCTTTACCAAAGGAATTAATACCATAGACAGTATTATGAAGGTATAGTTTTAACTGTCTAAGAACACCAGGGAAGTACACCATTGAAATACTAGTTAGGTGGAACTAGAGGCGTCGGTAGAACTCCGACAACCCTCACCAAAAATTTTAGTTAATTGGAAGTATGGCGGAAAAGGTAGACGCTAAGAATTGGGGAATAGGCAGGCTAAATTACTATGGGAAAACGGCAAGGTGGGACTGCCTGCTATCTAAGGTGACAACGGCAACTTAAGAACTTTCAGTTAAATCTGGTGTGATGTTGCTCAAATCCTTAGTACTTCCAGTAAAGACTTAAGGAATATATGAGAGTAGTATTTGTAGATGGTTGGAGGGTAGCAAAGTTTACTCCTACTGAAAGGAAGGTAAAAGATAGACTTAAAGAGTCTGTCTTATCTACCTTAAAATGTACTAATCCTTGTGGATGTCAACTAAATGCAGGACTTATCCAAGATAAATGCTGTTTAGGAGTAGATAGGGATTGCATTTACCAAGTAGTTAAGAAACAGAAGACCATTAACTTTCATAAATAAGAATTTAGAGAAAGAAAGAGGTAGTCAAATGTCTACTGGGGAGCAGCTGGTAGTAATGACTAGGAAAGATCTTGAGGAGTTAATTCCTTACCTGCAAATAATTAAGGATAATACTACCTTAGATAGAGAAAAGAAGGTTGCAGGTAGTATAATCCACCAATTTAAGAACAAGTTAGCAATATGGGATAAGAGTGTGGAGAGAAAGCAGGTACTCTTAAAACCTTCCCAATTACGAATGGTTTCAGAGATTAGGGATATCTTCACTCTTGAGTTATCTCCTCAACTTGCAAGATGGCAAGCACCAAGTAAAAGAAGTTAGAGTGTTTTCAGAGGGCAGGAACACCCTCTATAAAATTTAAAAGTTCGAGAGTGTCCTATAAAGGTATAAGAGGGCTTGACCTCTTTTACACTTGACACCTCGGCGGAAAGGATGTCTATAATGTCAGACAAGTCAGGTGCGGCAACAGTTCGCACCCAGTATGGTGGATGCCAGTTTGCACAGGTATCTGGTGTCCAAGATGGAAAGGGAATAATGAACATAGGTATGATTTCCATACCTGATGCGATTCCTTTCTCCGATGAGCAACTCCTTCAGAGTGAACTTGGTAAAAGTCTGTATGGCGCTAAGGTAAATGCCAATGGTATGTACAGAATGTTTACCGAGGAGACGCATTTCGGGGTACCAAGTGGTAATCCTACAAACACTTCTGCAAGAATTCCCGAAGTCGACATGATTTCCAGAAAGGTTGTCGGGGGAGAGCAGTCTGGAGTAGGACCTACATCATCTAAAGGTAATCCTGATGTGGATATGGTTGCCCAGAAGGTAGTAGCTGGAGTCCAGACTCCAATTACTCCTGGCCAAAAGGCAAGCCCAAAACAGTAGAGCCTTCATCAGAGGAGCCTAAACTTAGAAGGATTCCTCAAGTTGATGAGGCTCCAAAGGATGAGGGCAAAAAGGAAGAGAAAGTGGTAAATCCTACACCTAGACAGCATGAACCTATAGAGATTCTTGACTCTGGTTTTGGTAGTTCTCCTAATCATGTGGGAGAGGATTTACCTTCAGATGAGCCCTCTAAGGGTAAGTTTGAACCAGAGAAGAAGTCTTGGTACCAGAAGATACCTTGGTATGTCTATGCTTTGATAGTAGGAGGCATAGTTCTTGCGGCTGTTCTCTTGGCGGTGGGCTTAGACCACATTCATTGAAAAGTAGTGGACTGGTGCGAGGGAATCAACTAAGGTCTCTGTTTTTAGAGGCAGGTTAAGACATTTCGGAGTTTTCTAATCTTGGTTCCATCTTAACTGGGTTCCTTAGTCCCTGGCGGTCCTACCTAGAACCTTTATGAATTGCTGGTATGGCAGAGAGGAATGCACTCCTAGGCCAGGAGGTTGGGAAAAAGTAATTTACGGGACAACTGGGGATATATCCCAGTAAGACCACAGGTAGATGACCGTATCGCAGGAACAGCGTAGGCAATGCTACCTTACCAGCAATCCTATTTTAGTACATTGTAGTTATTTTAGTTTATTTTGGTAAGGTATAACTTTTCGGTGATGCTTAGAGTTATCCTGATCTTTCTTGGGGAACTGTAGAACGCAAAAATGTGCTAACCACACAGCCCACTGTACAGGGTATAAGGGCAGCTTAGGTCCCTACTGTGGTGGTAGGATAAACAGACGTTAAGTGAGAATAGGTATCGCCCTCGTAACTTACGTATGGACCAGGAGTGGAGTTAGGTCGAAAGATCCCATAGGTGAGAGTCTTATGGTCCTTAAAATCTTGTACAGTACAGTTTCTCTTGCCAGGTAACCACCCTACGAAACGTTAAGCCCGTAGTTGGGAGACGCCGAGAGAGTAGGTAGGACAGTAGGCAGTCTTTAGTTACCTGGCAAATTATGCAGGAGTGGCGGAATAGTAGACGCGCTGGGGCAGATTAATCGGAACTCTTTGGTTGGAGTGAAGATTAGTCACTGGCAAAAAGATGTAATTAGAGAGGTATCTTCACGACTTACTGTGACAGGTATGCACTTTTTCTGCGTTCCTGAGTATATCAGCCCAAGGTAGTCATGAATACGTTTGGGATACATCTTGAAGGTTTAAACCCTTCCTCCTGCTAACCCAGAAGTTATCCCTAGTGTAGGACTCCTAAACAGTGTCCATTTGAGAAATCTTCTCAAACATTTACTATTAGAAATGGGAGTAACTCATGTATGGATACCTTGTTTAGGAGTCTTACAGTAGGTAATAAAATGGATGAACTTAAATTTATTTTCCAAAGGACACTAATCACCTTTTTATCTTGGGTAATTTCAGGAGTATGTTTAGTAGGAGGAGCAGTTCTACTATTTCATAAAGGTAACTTCTTCATAGCCTTAGGTATTGTTTTAATATTTGCAGGAATTTTCTTTGTTATGTGTGCCTTAGCATTGAAGAAGTGGTTCTTCTTAAAAGGAATTAATTCTACAGGTAGTACTAGTTCCTCTCAGCATAGTTTTAATACTTGTCTTAGTTGTAATTGTATAGATATAGATACCAAAAGAATGCCTACTTTTGGAATTCCAGGATATTTAAGGGAACACCGATGTGTAGGGTGTGGTAAGAAGTTCTGGACATCAGAGGAAAGGAACTAAGATGTTAGAGATCTTAATAGTTGGGTTCTGCTTTATAATAGGGATTCTATATATAACTAGAACTAAAGAAGAAGGTATTAGTATAATCTTTCCTATAGGATTAGTTATTATTGCAGGTATGGTAGTATTAGTTTTTTCATTTCTAGGTTCTAGTTTACCTCATAAAGTAGGTACTGTTCAACAAACTTATGAATTAATTGCCTTATCTGATAATTCCTTAGTACATGGTAGTTCTTTCTTAGGCACAGGAACTATTGATGAAGTACAGTATTACATATACTACTATAATGATTCTACTGGTATCCATCAAGGTAAAGTAAAAGTATCAAATACTACTTTACATTACTGGACTAGTAATAATTCAGGAAAGCTAGAAGTAGTACCTGTTGAACCTTCATCGAAGTGGGAATATCTTTTAACTTTTCCATCTTGGGAACCTCAGAATGAGATTTATATTCCTGGGGAAGTATCACTGCTGGTTTTAATCTGGACTTGAAATAGGATTGGAATTAAATGGCCAGTAAAAAGAAATCAACCAAAATTACTAAGACTGAGATGAAAACCAGGACAGTATTCTGTAAAAGTTGCCCATTAGCTAGACACAAGGGTAATTGGGGAATATGTAAACTAGGAGATTTTCCTAGGGCGAAGAATTGTCCACTAGCTAAGCTAGTATATGCACAGCAAGTTGAGGAAGAGAACCCAGTACTTCTGTAAGGTTAAGTTCTCCTTTTAAGTTAACCAATCTTATCATAAGGATTTTAGATGAGAATTTTTAATAAACCTTTAACTGAGAAAGTGTTCCTTGAGGCTTGGCTTCATTGGTATAAGAAGGCTACTGATCCAGTGGAATGTGCTAAAGGTTCAGATTGGACAGACTGCTCCTTCTGTCAATTTACATCTAAAGTAGGTGTAGATTATAATTGTAGTAGATGTCCTGCAAAGGGGCTCTGGAGAGAGGAAACTTGTTGTAGTTCCAGAGGAGAATATACTGTCTGGAAGAATAATAGAACAAATGTTGCTTGTAACCTTAATGCTGCTAGGGAAATGTTAACTGTTATAGAAAAAGCCTACTTAAGGTGGAAGGAAAATCCAATGGAGTCCACTAGTAAAGAATTTACAGTATTTGATAAGAGTGGTAAGATTTGGACAAATTATCCTTATGCACTTTGGATACTGTATTCTCTAGTTAAGTTGCCTTGGTGGCTAATTTCAAAACTTATACCCTATTGGTTCATAGCTACTATCTTTGAGACTGTACTTCTCACTTTTGAAAAGAAGGATGGACAGGCAGAATCATCTATAAAAGATTTATGGCATAATAGGAATGTAAAAACTAATATGTGGACCCAGTTAGGTGTTTCTTTCTACTCTTACGTGATAACACTTATGATTGTATCTGGACTCAGTATTAATTGGGATGCTAAATCTACAACAATACCTACAAATATGTGTCTTGATTGGTGTTGGTTAGTACCATTTGCAGTATGTGGAGCTATACTAGCATTATCTTTAGTTGCAGGTTTCTTTTATCTATTAGAATCAGATTAAGAACAAATAGTATATTTTATCTGGAGGTTTTATGAGCAAATCCGCAGTAGTACTTTTATCAGGTGGACTAGACAGTTCCACCGTTGCCTACATCGCCCGCAAGGAAATGGGGGCCAAAGGAAAAATTTACCCCCTGTCCTTTCTCTATGGGCAGAAGCATTCTTTTGAGCTGCAATGTGCCAGAAAGATTGCAGAGGAACTCTGTTCTCCATTCCAAGTAGTTTCAGTAGGACTAAAGGGGTTAGTTGAATCTGCATTAGTAGGCTCTTCTGCTATACCTACTTCAGGAGTAGATCCAAAAATTATTCCTGCAACATGGGTACCTCAAAGGAATAGTATATTCTTAGCACTAGCGTTTGCCTATGCAGAGACAGTTGAGGCAGATTTCATCTATGCGGGTATGAATGCAGTTGACTACTCTGGTTATCCTGATTGTAGGCAGGAATTTCTTACTCACATGGAGAAGTCATTGAATCTTGCCTCAAAGAAGTATGTGGAGACAGGAAGAGGATTTGGTCTGATAACTCCACTGATTGAAATGACCAAGGCAAAGATAATCTATACTGGACTTGAACTTGGAGTTCCTTACGATAAGACCTGGTCGTGCTATAAAGGTCCAGATGAACAAGGTCGTGCATGTGGGGAATGTGACTCCTGTCGAATTAGGCTGAAAGGATTTTCGGATGCTGGGGCAACCGATCCTTTGAAGTATAAAGTTACTTAATAAGATTTCGATGATAGATAGATTCCCAGGTAAATACAGATTCCTAAGTAATTTTTATCCTACTCAAGTTACTTATGAAGATAGGATATATCTTAATGCAGAAGCTGCATTCCAGTCTGCAAAAAGTATTAAAGACTCTATTAGAAATGAGTTTACTAAGTTAGACCCTTACGAAGCAAAACAGAGGGGAAAAAGATTAACTTTAAGACCGGAATGGGAAGATATAAAGTACAAAGTAATGTATGACATAGTTCTAAATAAATTTTCTTCTAATCCTACTCTAAAAGAGATGCTTCTAAAGACTGGAAATGAGATACTGATAGAAGGTAATACTTGGGGGGACCAGTATTGGGGTGTTTGTAATGGTAGAGGCCAAAACAAATTGGGAGATATACTTATGAAAATTCGAGAAGTTCTTAAGGAGACAAAATGACAAACGAACCCAATTTTGAACCAGCGGCGAAACTACTTGTGGGAGAACTACAATCTCTCTATAAGGATTGGAAAGGTGTTAACCAACTTAATGGAACAGTAGAGAGATTGATGGAAATGTATACCTTGGGTTGTTGGTCACCCGAAAAGATTGAGAAGGAGCTAGGTAGGGTTTTCAAGGATTTTGATGATGATTGCCAAGAGATGATTGTTGCAGGACCTTCTTCAATTTGGGCAATCTGCCCACATCATTTATTGCCATGCGAATATTTAGTTACAATCGGAATTCTTCCAGATGGTAAAGTACCTGGAGTATCTAAGTATACTAGAGTGGCAGATATTATGGGACACCGTCCTGTAATGCAGGAAACTTTTACCACAGAATTAGTAGACTATATTTTCAAAAGGTTAAAACCAAAAGGTGCAGCGGTACATGTAGTGGGTTCTCATACCTGCATGCTCTCCCGAGGAGTAAAGCAACCCCATAGTAATACTGTAGATACTACTGCATTAAGGGGGCTGTTCCTTACCAGCTCTTCAGTTAAAGAAGAGTTTATGCTTGCAGTATCTATGAAATACCGGTCAATGTCATAAGTAGTACTAGAAAGGTTTATGGATAACTAAATGACAGTACTTTCAAAAGAAATTCCACTTAAAAAGTGGGTATGTGGAAATTGCACAGAGTTTAATCTTGGAAGGAAAAATTGTAGTATTCTGGGAAATCCAGTTGATCCTCAAGATTACCTTTGTTGTGTGGGACTAAGGTACTTCACTGACAGGGGAGCTACTTTTCACCCAGATTTTACTCTAACAGTAAAAGAGTCTCCTACAAGGAAAGCCTCTCTACTTAAAATTCCTTATCTTCATGACCAAGGTGAATTTCATAGAAAGATAAAACTAGGGTTAGAGTGTCCTGATTCTATAGTAGATTATATACTACCTCTTGGGGATATCTACTTCTCTCTAGCTGCAGAAGTATTAAAGAGACCAGTTACTGGTAGCAGCAATTTTGCCTATATAACTTCATATCCTAAATACAAGTACTTGGACACGAGCGTTAATGAAGAAGGTACTCCTTGTTCTCTAGATGAGATGAGGCAAGCATCTTTCTTAATTAATCCTACTAAAGTGGTTGCACAGGATTTTCTTGGAGACTCAGAGAAGACACTTAAGGCCTTACCAGAGGCAACAGAAGCATTTGGCCGTTCTGATTTACTACCTGTAGTCCAAGGTTCATCTTTAGAGGAAGTATTACACTGTGCCCATGTAATAAGAGGGTATAATTTCACTTCACTTGCAGTACCTTATGACCTGATTTTAGGCAAAATGCAGCCTGTGAACAGGATGGCAAGGATTCGTTCTGCCATAGTTCATTACTTAGTGAACACGTTAAACTTCAATTCTATCCACCTTCTAGGCTTAACAAGTTTAGAGGAACTATATCTCTACTTCTTTGATAAACCTACAAGAGATGGAATAGATTCACTTGATACAGGGGGTCCAGTACTCTTAGGCCTAAATGGACTTAGGTACCCTACAGAATACATTTTTAAGAAAGACCCTACCTTGAATCTGATGAAAGTAAATCCTTTGGCTAAAGTACTAGATTATCATGACACTGAGGTTGGTAGGGCAGTCTGGAATATAGCATTCCTAAAGACTTTGCTTTAAGGAGACTTCTTTGGATACATTAAGAAGTGAGGTTGAAATTATAGAGTCTCAAGATTCTTGTAATACTTTAACTAAGTGTCCTTTTTATCCTAAAAGGTGTAAATATTGTAAGTCAGATAGGATAATGGCTAAAGTTAGACTGAAGGTTAAGGATGCAATAGCAAATCTTAAGTTAGACGAACAAATTTCGGAAGCCTTATAGGAGACTTACTCATGAGTATTAACGACGAGGTTAGGAAAATAGTAGCGCAAGATAAACCTATCTATGAAATGGGAGATATTCTCCAAGACAGTATAACAGGAATAGAAGGAATAGTAATTGGTATTATACAGGAACTAGGAGCTACTCCTCTATACCTTCTGGGTTGCGTTAATGAGGAAGACGTTCTAGATACTATAAAACTACCAGAAGGACGACTTATAAAAGTAGAGAAAGTCTAGTGCTACAAAAGTTTAAAGTTACTATAAAAGGAAAGAAGACTAGAGAAGTAGAAGTTCCACTCTCAGGACTAGAACTGAAGTTTCTAAAAGGACTGGAAAATTCTTTATCTAAGGCTTGTGAAGAAGAAGGTTTAGATTCTCCAGTAAAAGTTAAGAAGGTGAAAAGTGAAAAATCCGAAGAATGTTAAAGTTACTTCAAAACCAAAGGTAAGGAGATTGTGCGTCCCTCCTACAGAACTAGACCATTTAAAAGAAGTTTCCCAAGACTACATTTCTGCTTACTCTCATTCTCCTAAAGTAATAGTTCTGGCAACTGGAGGTTTAGACTCCACTTTGTGCATTGCAAGACTTTGTTCAGTAGGATTTGATGTAACTCCTCTGTTCTTTGACTATGGACAGTATCCAAAAAGATTAGAGGAACAGGCGGTAAGAAGATGTATAGATAACCTTATCTTAAAGTATTATAGTAAGGCACCTTTTATTTGGAAGGGCTTCTTACAATCTGTAGAAAAATCGACCATTTCTCTAAATCCTACTCTAGAACCCGGAATTGCAAATCTTAATGGTAGAGAAGTAATGCTTATAGGAGCAGCAGCTTCTTGGGCTTATATACATGGAAACGATTACAATTATATTGCAATAGGTTCTCACAGTGAGAATGTGGCTCCAGGTTGCAAACCAGGTGAATTTGATTCATTAATGGATATGGTATTATCAGTTGCAACTGAAGGTAAAATGAATCTACTATTACCTATCAGGGATTTATTAGAGGAGCAAGTAGGCAAAGAGTTACATGAATACCTTAATCTTAAGTTAACTTATAACTGTTATTGGGATCCTACTTGTGGATTCAAATCTAAGAAAGAGATATATAGATGTCCTGGATGTCAAAGGAAGGCACTTTCAATGAAATCGGCGGGAGCCTATACTGAAGAGGAAATGAAATGGCCTAACTTGACTAGAAAGACTTATGAACCACTAGATGGAATTGCAGAGGATAGGAAGTAAAGTCTTTAAAAGGAAAGATGATTTTATGCCAAAAAATGATAGAAGACTGGGTAGGGAAATTAATAAAGTTAATCGGGACCTCCATTCTAAATCTAAAGATACTGTTAAAGCTTTCCAGGAATCACAAGTGAACCAGTCTGAATGGATAAATTGGAAAGTTCGTCCTGCAGAATTAGGTGACGTACCCGAAATAGCCGAATTATCTATTCCAGTTAAAGATGTTGTACCTCCTTATGGTTTGGATGCAAATCTTATTTCTAAGTATATTGACCAATGGGTAGTTGTTGAAGACCCAAAGACAGGTGAACTTGGAGGAGCTGAACATTCTGTATCTAATAGTAGACAAGACTCTAAGACCTTGGCATATTTAAAGAACCTTCAACAAGTAGATGAAGGAGTATTAACAAATTTCCTTCAGCCTCCTTTAAAGGTTCTAAAGTCACAGATTGCATGCCCAGGTAAAGGTTCAATGAAGGCACTGGTTGATTACCAGAAGGAAAACTTCGATGAAGTTTGGATTTGGTTTTCCTTAAATTCACCTGTAAGAGATTTCTGTATCAGAGAAGGATTTGAAGTAGAAGGCCAGAAGGTTTATACCTTCATGAATATCTGGAAAGGTGACTATTCCAACTTTGTTGTGGGGAAATGGAAGAGGGTATCTACTGAAGATGTTCTTCCTCCCCTATCCTCCTCTACTCCAGAAGAGGCTATAAATAGAATAGATACTTTTACTTTAGAAATGAAAAATAAGTGGACCAAAGGTGCAAAGGAGCATGGTCCAGAGTTTAAGACAGACCCATTTGAAGAGGCAATGAATGAATGCCTTGACCTGGCCTTATATGCCAAGGTAATATACTTCAGGATTCAAGCTCTACAAGAGAAATTAAGTAAAGAAGTAAAGTAGGATGACTACAGGAATACGTAAATCAAGAAGAAAAGGAACTGATATAGGTAGACCAAGAGTAATTAAGCCTACTGGATGTATATATCATCCTAACTGTTCTAGTTGTCCTTTTAAAGATTGTAAGGCAAGTTATAAAACTTTAGGAAAGAAGGCTTCTTAAATGGTAGACAAATCAACTAAGGGTGATCAGAGTATGTCCCGGGCAGAAATATATGAGAAGGTAAAAGCTCTAAAACTTAATTTCACTTCTTCCCCTCAGCCAGAACTCTTAATTAGAGTACCTAATGAATATCCAGGACAGGTTGAAGTAGAGCATTGTGAACCTGAGTTTACCTCTCTGTGTCCTTTTAACCCTACTCAGCCTGACTATGCAAAGATAACTGTAGACCTTTTCCCAGATAAATGGAATCCTGAACTTAAATCCCTTAAGATGTACTTCGCAAGTTATAGACAGGCTGAAGTATTCCATGAAGAGATACCTGCAATGGTAGTTAATTCTCTATATGAACTTATAGAACCCTTCTACATTATAGTAGTATCTGAGTATACTCCTAGAGGAGGTATCTTTACTAAGGTAAAGGCATCAAGAGTACGACCAGGTTGGGATGCAATGCAACCTGTAGAAGCTAATTTAGCAAGGTTTGGAATTAAAGTAGGTCAGTAAGGAGATTAAACCTTAAGGTATGGGAACTGGATTGGACTTACCCAAATTATTCGTCGCCATGCGAATAACCTTTCTTTAGAGTTCCAAGTCAAAACCAATCCTCCTATGATTTCCGAGTACATAGGGTCGAACAGCACACTCCTTAGAAAATTGAATAAAACAGTTACACTATCGTCCTAATCCAAATTGCATACCGCTGACCTACTAATTTAATAAAATGACAATAATTACTTATGAAGGAAGAATGGGTTCAAGAATGTCTGCACCTTCTCTTTTAATGTGGTCTGAATTTTCCAAGAGGAATAAGGAAAGAATCTATACTAGATACATAAATCCTAGAAGCTCTCTAAGAGCTGTTGAATCTTTGGAATGGATTAACTTCAAAACTACTTGGGGTATAATGGATCCAAATTTAGAATATCTACTTCCTTATAGAAGGAATGGTAGTTATAGTAAAATGGGTAGACTATTTATTCTATTACTAGAGCAGTCAAGGCAAAAGTTACCTAAGAAAACTTTGGAATGTGATATTTACCTAAATGGGAGAAAGTTGGAACCTTTTGAGGAACAAAGATAACAGAAGTTCTGGCGACAAAAATTTCTGGGGTACACCAGTTAGTTCCAAGTCAGATGTAGGAGTAACTAGGAGTAAAGATACTTCTCCAGTTCCTACTTCTGCTACTCCAGAAGCTATTCGTAAAAAGACCTATAGGGAAAGAAAACCTAATTCTAAATTGGTACCTTATATAATAGTCTCAATTATAGGTATTATCTGTTTCTCTTTATTAGGAGTTTATTGGAAACTTATTTTCGTAACACCTGCTAAGTTGTCTTATAAAGTAGTAACCGGAACTTTAAAGAGTGAGACTGTAGAAGCAATAACCTATGCAAATGATGGAACCAGGTACACTTTTACTAATGGTGATACTTACGACGTAGCATTTGAGTACCAATCTGCTCCTAATACAATACCTCAATCTGAAATAGGTAAAATGATTACCCTTAACTTATCTTACTTCTCCATATCTGGAGACCAAGGAATTTATCACTTGCAGAGTTGGGCTGAAGTTAATGAATCAGTACAGTAGGGTTAGTAATGGCAGTTTGTAATACTCCTACCCACAAGGTAGTTGATACAGAAACAGGAGAGATACTAACCTTTTTACAATTCGAACCAAGTGATTCAAGTCAGGTGATTCTGATAGAGGAGGGTGGACAACAAATCCGGATTCCTGTCGATTTGCTGGTCTGCTCCACCTGCAAACAACAAGTAGTGGGTTGTGGAGATCCTGGTGATTATCAAGGTCTTCCCACCCTCCTCTGCCAGAGTTACCTGAATAAGAAACATCAGATAGAATATACTAAAGAGAATTTATCTGATATCCAAAGTATATTAAACAGAATACCAGGACCTTCTAAATTAAGTGGTAAGTTTAGAGAATTAAAGTGTACTTGCGGTGGAGAGATTCATTGGTTAAGGAATCCTGAAGTATTTAATAATCGGGTCTACTTTGAATGTTATAGATGTGGTAAAAGAGGTATAGATTACTTTGGTATTCCATTACATTGAGATAGTATGAAGAAATTCCTTTTTCTCTTAGCAATTCCAGTTCTATTACTTGCCTACTTCTCACCTCATTTTGCAGGGGCAGTAGTTTTAATAGGTTCAGTTGGATTTGCGGTCTTTTATTATCTTAGACATAGATAGAGAGTAAATATGGCAATAATAACTGTAACAGGTTATCTAGACCAAGGCATGACTTTAACTGGAACGGCAAAGGATTTTATGGAAGAGAAGTATAATTACGTAGCCTATATAGATGGTTCTTGTGCTCCAAAGAACCCAGGTGGAACTGCAGTTTCAAAATTCATACTATTTGACCATACCGGACCTACACTACAGAAGAAGCATTCTGAATCTAATGTATTAGGCTCAGGTCCTCAATTCTCTAATAATGTTGCAGAGTGGGGGGCTCTAATTTCACTTCTGGATTATATCAAAGGTAATATGCCCTTTTTTACATTACCAAGAAGTCAACTGTCAATCTTAGTAAAGTCAGACTCAATGATGCTAGTACAACAGGTTCTGGGAGAATTTCAGGTAAAGACAGGTCTGTATAAAGAATCTGCTCTATTAGGTATTGAGAAATGGGAAGAACTTAAATCTGGTATTAAGTTGGAGATAGTATACATACCTCGAGAAGAGAATCTCGCACATGAGGTAAAGTAAAATTAGTCAAAGACTTTTTATGGGAAATAACCTGGAGGTTTAAATGGAAATCGAAGTAAACAGAATCTATGAAGATGTTAGGACAGAAGGACCTAACCAGGGGGTTATGACTACCTTTGTCAAATTAGGAACAGGTAGGTCGTATACCACACTTGAAGAGCTGGTAACAGACTTATATCCTAATATTAAAACTTCCTGGATATGTTTCTGTGGAGAAGATACTACTCGAATAGGTATGGGTGAGTTAGTAAAAGCACTCAAATCTATGCACTGGAGTGTTGAAATAATCTATGATGGTAAATATCGGGATCCAGGATGGTTTAATACTGTAGATATATGGACAGTAGATTATGTTCCTGATTCCAAGTTCGCAATAGCAAGGCTTCGTCCCAAGGATTGCCTTAGATTCAAAGTTCCTGATATAGTTAAACCTGAAAGGTTAATCGATTCTATGAACTCAGTAGGTGTATCCTCTGCCTTAAGGGTAGTATCTTTAAAAGAAGGTTTAGATTTAAACAGTCCTGATATCTTTACCCTTCTCTACAGACAGGAACGACTTAGGATATGCAGGAGACAAGAATGAATACTAGTATCTTTTCTGATAACTCAAGTCTAGTTGGAACAGTACTTCCTATAATAATCTTTACCTTAATTATAGTTGCTGCGGTATGGTTTATAGGAAGAGGATTTCACTATAATAAACATAAGAAAAATAAGAAAGTAGGAATAGAAAAGAAAGGAGAACGAAGTAGAGAAGAAGCAGAAAATTTCTTTTCAAGTGGAGTAGCAAAGCACGAACATTCTCGAAGGTTTCTAAAAGGGAAAAGTAATTCCAATCCAAATAACCCAAAGGTAAAAGACCATCGAGAGAGTGGATACTTTATACCTTGGGAAAAATAAGGAGGTTTTGGTGATAGCAGTATATGTTATTGCAGGAATAGTGGTTTTCCTAATTCTAGCTGTCCTTGCAGGAAAGCCGATTTTCACGGTAGAACAACAGACAAATGCGGTAATCGAAAGATTCAGTAAGTTCCAGAAAATAGTTCGTCCTGGACTACAATTTAAACTTCCCTACTTCGATAGTATAGCAGGTAGGGTAAGTTTGAGAGTCCAAGAACTGGATCCTATAGTAAAGACAAAGACAAAAGATAACGTCTTTGTAGACCTTAAAATCGCAGTTCAGTTTATGGTAGAGGAAGTAAATGTAAAGAATGCCTTCTATAAACTGACTAATCCTGGTAAGCAGATGGAATCTTATATGTTCGATACCATTCGTGCCAAGGTTCCGGTAATGACCTTGGACGAGGTATTCGAGAAAAAAGATGAAATTGCTAAAGAGGTCCAGGACACACTTGCAACTAAGATGAAGGAGTATGGGTTCACAATTCATACTGCACTACTTACTGATATTATACCAGATAGTAAAGTAGCAGAAGCTATGAATGAAATCAATACCCAACAGAGACTTCAGGCCGCTGCCAACTATAAGGGAGAGGCAAATAAGATTCTTGTAGTAAAGGCAGCAGAGGCAGATGCTGAGGCAAAGAAGCAGGCAGGTATTGGTATTGCCAACCAGAGGAAAGAGATAACAAAGGGTTGGTCAGAGGCCATAGGAAACATGGTAGGAGGACTCAAAGTCAATCCAGAGGAAGTAATGAGCCTTATGGTAATGACTCAGCACTACGATGTCATGTCAGAGATGGCAAAGAGTGGGCATGATAAGGTAGTATTTATACCTTATACTCCAGGTGGAGTAACTGATATGAAGAGTCAGATAATGCAGGCACTGTCAGTTCAACCTGAATCCAAGTCGAAGGAGTAAGACCGAAACAGGGAGTTATTCTCCCTGTCAACAAGTTGAACTTGTTCTGATGGGGTCTAGATGAAAAAGTATGCAATACTACTTACAATTTCCCTAGTAGTACTAATGTTTTGCATTATTGGTATGACGATAGGAGCTATTATATACCAAAGTATAGTATCTATAGAAGTATTTGCTGGGTTAGGAGCCCTCTCCATAGCATTTGGATTATGGTTTAGACTAAGGATGGATAGATGATAGATAATACTGGATTCCTTTCGGCAGCGGTTTTAGCAAGTATGGATGACCGTCCAAATTCTACTAGAGAATATTTCTCTTTATCTCTAGTATCTCCTTGTCCAATGAAAACTAAGTACAATATAGATAGATTTAAGGAGGCAAATAAAAATCCTTCTGCTCATAAACCTGCTCCCAAATCTAGATTACTTATGGAAGATGGAGAGTTTCAGGAACAGTCTGTACTTTACTGGTTGCGTCATGCTGGATTTACCATTTTGTATACTGGTAAACAGCAGATGGTAGTTCACACTGGACGTTTATTTATTCCAGGTCATCCAGATGGTATTTTAGTTCTAAATTCTGGTCTTCGTGGTCTGGAGATAAAAGGTATGAACTTCTCCAGATTTTCAAATGCAAAGTCATCTGGACTTGAGAAACACCAAAGTATTAGATGTCAAGTCCAAAGTTATATGGATAGTTGGGAATGGAGAGAATTAGGTATTGATTCTATCCAGACTTATTTCAAACATAAGGAAGATTCTAATCCTCATGATATAGAGATAAAGTATGAACCTGATTGGATACACCCAATAATTGAAACTACCTGTAGAATTCTTGAAGGAAGTTTCATTCCCTCTCCTCTAGAGATAGATATGTGTGAGGGATGTAGAGATAGTACCCCATGTTGGGGAGAAAAAGAAACTACAGTAGACTTATCTGATATAGAAGAAGATTCTATGCCCGATGTTGAAGAGAAGTATGAGAAGGGCAAGTATTATGAAACATTAGGCAAGTTCATGAAGGATGAAGCCCGAGAAGTATTCTCTAAAAGATTAGGCGATGCAAAGCAACTTCTACTTGATAATCATAAGGTTATAAGAAGTATCTACCCAAAGAGCAGTTTTGATGAGGGTAAGTTCATAAAGTTATTTGGAGCAGAGAATCTACCAAAAGTGAAAACTAGTAAACCAGTTTCTCAAATGCGGGTTTATAAGATTAATGAGGAAGAATAAATGAGTATAGGTTGGTGGATAGGTGCCGATATTATCATGGTCATAAACCTTGTTATAGCAGTAATTATGTATAGAGGTGAAGAAGAATAGATGGAATATGGCTTCATTTTACTAACTATATCTTTTGGCTTCGTTTTATACGTTCTATTGGGATACTTTCTAACAGCAAATTGTATACTATCACTTACAATTTGGCCTTTAGTACTGATTTTCGATTCAATTAAGAGAAGAATAAGAAGGAGGTAACATGCACGGTATCGTAGCAATCATTTTAGGAGTAGTTGCACTTGTAGTATGTATAGGTGCGACAGTTGTCTGGTCAAAGAAATGGAAGAAACAGAGTCAAGAGAAGGACCAGCAACCAGAAAAATCTACTGAAGATAAGGAATAAAGTTTTCCTTTTAACTGAAGTTTTATAGAGGGAGTTTAACATGGCAGAAGTATCAAGAACATTTACTCTTGACTCAGCACACTTTTTACCAAACTATCCTGGTAAGTGCAGCCGTCTCCATGGTCACACCTGGACAATCAGAATAACAGTATCTGGTAAGACACAACCAAAAGTAGGTATGGTAATGGATTTTTCCTTACTTAAGAACTTAGTTATAGTACCTTTAGAAGATAAGTTTGACCACTATGTTCTTAATGAAAAATCTCCTTTTGACCTTAAAGACTTTCCTCCTACTGCAGAGAACATAGGTAAGCATATACTTACCTTTGCACAGGAAGTACTAGGTACTGTAAAAGTGTCGAAAGTGGAAGTTTGGGAAACACCAAATAGCCTAGCAACTATTTACCCGGAGGACTGCTGATGGCATTTACTCATAAGCATTGCGGGGGATTAGTAGACTCCATTTTCACTAAACCTCACTGTATAAAATGCGACAGAAAGTGGAATCCGATACTATTCTGGTTCGACTTCTACCATATGAGAAGTCAGGTACAATCAGTATACTTGACTAAAGAACAAATGGAGAAGAAGTTGGCCCAGAGGCATAAAAAGGGCGACTATGCATCTTGGGCAGATAAGCTTCCGGGAGTAGGAGCAGTAGCTTCTATTCTACCAAAGTGGTCACGAAGAACTAGAATACTAGTAGTTTTAATGATAGTCATAGTATTAGTAGGTCTGTTGATAACATACGCATAAAGAGAAAGGTAGGAAACAATGAAAAATCCGTTCAAGTTTACAAAAGAAGAAGTGGGGAATACCCAATCACAATCTAAAGTTTCCCTTCCTCCAGACCAATCTAAAGAGGTTTTACCTAAATCTCTATCGAGGAAGTCCCTCAAGGACCTTTTCACAACTACTTCACCAAAAGATAGAAGAACATCAGTTCTACTGGCCCGCATATTCCTCTTCGCAATTGCAGCGGTATGGATACTAATCTACCTGGCAGTGATTTTAATCACTTATGATAAACTGTTCTGGCCTGCAATGAATGTATACTTTATAAATAGTGTAAAGCAAGATACTACTTTTAACCATGTTATGGTTAATATCTGCTGTGCCTGGTATCTAATTACAGTATTTGCACTGGGAATCTGGATTGCCTTTAAGTCATTCAAACTGGTTGGAGTATGGGAGCCGAAGAATCGAAAGAATACTAAAGAAGAGGGGAAAGAATATTTAGACGAGGGTCCAACCAATGCTACAGGTAAGTGAAATATTCAGATCTTTACAAGGGGAAGGATTATATGCAGGTAAACCTATGTCCTTTCTCCGACTGAAAGGCTGCAATATAAATTGTAGATGGTGTGATACTACTTACGCAAGTAGAGCAGATTCTAAGTTTGAAGAGTTGTCTGTAACTGAGGTAGTATCTAAACTTAAAGCACTACCTACAAGAAAAGGTGATTGGATTTGCATAACTGGAGGGGAACCTCTACTCCAGAGCAGTAATCTGGAGAAGTTTATAGGTTTGTCAAATGTAGAGGGGTGGAAGATAACTATAGAGACAAATGGAACATATCTTCCTCCCTCTTGGAAACAAAGGATTGACAGTTGGAATGCAGATATTAAGTGTCCATCATCTGGAATGTCGGGAAAGTCTCTTGAGGACTGGTTATTCTTAACTAGTAAGGATCAGGTCAAATTTGTTGTTGAAGATAGGTATGATATCCAATTCGTCGAGAATACTCTAGTGAGGTGTAAGAATAGAACTTCCCAAGTTCTAATATCCCCCTGTATCCAATTTGACCTAAATGATAGGATTAATAGAAAGTCTTATGAATGGTTACCTGTGGTTGCGTCTTTCTGTGTAGAAAGGCACTTAACCTTCAGCCTTCAAATCCATAAGTTTATTTGGGGAAATAAGAAAGGAGTCTAATGAAACTACACAAATGTGACAAGGAATTCGCAGCAGTAAGGACAACTTGGGACCCTAAATCTTCAAAACAGAGGGAAAGACTTTTCTCACCAGAGAGGAAAGCAATAAGTGAGATGAAAGTTGGTGATACCTTAAAGGTAGTACATCCTAATTACTCTTGCCTAGGACCCGGAAAGATGTGCTCCTTACTTTCCTCAATTAGAAATTGGAGCAAAGATACTAAGAAGGAATTTAGGTCCTACCACGAAGATGTAAATATAGTAGTTATAAAAAGGATTAAGTAAGGATATCTAAATGAAACTACCTTGGAAGAAGAAACTTACAGAGGAAGAGAAGTTAGAGAAGGCTGTATTAGAAACTAAGTACTTAAGTAACCTTTTAGAAGCAATAGCCCAATACCCTAAGGATTTCAAAGCAAGAGAAATAGCTCTACTTCTATCACTTCTTTGGTCATTCTTAACTCTAATTGCAATATTTTTATGGTCCTAAAATTAACTATCGAACCTATTCCTCAGTGTAATTGGGGAATAAGTCTTGCCCATGTACTTCCTTCAGAAGTTTGGAATACCTTTAGAAGGGAAGTATATAAGAAGAGTAATTATTCCTGTGAAATCTGTGGTTGTATTAACAGAAGATTACATTGCCATGAAGAGTGGATTTATGATGAAAGAAAGAAGATTCAGAAACTAAAAGATGTCCATTGTATCTGTGAATACTGCCATGATATAAAGCATTGGGGTAAGTCAGTAGTTGAAGTACATAATGGTAAAAAGCCTAAAGACTACCTAGATACTTTAGAGAAGCACTTCTGTGAAGTGAATAAATGTTCACAAGATTCTTCTTTAAGATATAGAGTTAAACAAGGTGACTTGGCCCAGTATAGGTCAAAGAGAAAGTATACTGTGGATTTCGATAGATTTGAACCTGGTAAACTAATCAAGATGTGGTCGAAGAGTAAGAGGTAATTAACAAATGGGTGAAGCGGCGAGACGCCCAAAAGATTTAAATGGAATAACTTATAGAGTAAAGATGCCCCACTGTGGCAGTTTGTTTGTAACAGTTAACCTGCCCTTGGAAGTTATGATGCACATGGGTAGATCTGGAGAATGCACGAGGGCATGGATAGAGGCTGTGGGTAGATTAATTTCCTTGGCATTAAGGAATGGGGTAGCTGCAGATGATATAGTTAAAGAACTTAAAGGTATAAGGTGTGCTGGGAGTCAACCTCCCTCTAGGAAAAAGGGGCAAGGCTACCTTAGTTGTCCAGATGCTATTGGAAGAAGCATTGAGGAATCTTTAGGAGTTGGGGATATAGAAGTAGCTGAAGGTCATCCAAAGGAAGCAAGTTCAAAGGAGCTCTAATGCAAATAGGAATAATTTCACCAACTACTCTACTTTCCAAATATTCTAGCTCTTCTCATATTCAGTACTGCTATGGTGAGATAGCTGTAAATAATTCCTTATATCTCGAATACTATTCTAGGATAACTTCTCTTAACCAAAAGAAGTTAGTTCTACTAGACTGGTCTCCTACATTACCTAGAAGTTCTAAAGGATATAGTTATAAAGACTACCATACAGTTCGTCTAGTAGTTAATCCTACTCATATAGTACTACCTTGCGTTGAGTTTAATAAAAGTAAAACATTAGAGTGGGTTGAATCTTGGATAGCATCAGATGAAAAGTATTATGGCAGGGGTTCTGGATTCCAATACTTAGGTATAGTACAAGGCTCTTCACAAGAAGAAATAGAGAGTTGTGCCAGAATACTAGGTAGTTTTGACAAGATTAACCTACTTGGGGTACCCTCCTCTTTAGAGTTAGTGTGTCCTAGGGAATCTTTACATATACAGAAGAAGAAGTCATTACTTTTAGAAATATATGGAGTACTTAGGAATGAAGTAATAGATAAGAGTTATAGAGGTATAGTATCCTCTTTACCTATTAGATTAGGTATAGAGAATAAAAGTCTTTCCTCTAAGTGTTCAAAGTTAGAACTTGACTTTAATTACCAGTCTAATAGTGTAAAGGTACAGGAAAATGTGGCAGACTTTATAAGGTATTGTAAGGATTAGTATGGCAAAGACTGAATTTGACTTCCTAACTGAAGGATACCATCCAGAGGACCAGACTACTCCTTATGAGCTATCCCTCTGTAGATGTGATATATGCCCTTTTAAACCTACAGTTAATCCAAAGATTAAAGAGTCCTTCGAGAAGTACAAGATGCGTATTCCAGTAGGACCTGTACCTGGAATGTTCTATGGAAATACTGACACAGAATATAAGATTGTAGTAGTTGGTATATATGCGGCAGATGTTGAAGTAAAGACTGGGTTTCCTTTTACTGGAACTTCAGGAAGAATACTTAAAGAGACAATGAACCAGTTGGGCTATACTGGATATTACCTTACCAATGTAATGCTCTGCGAAAAACCTAAAGATGTGGAATCTGGGGATGAAGATAGAGCTATAGCCTGTTGTTTGCCTAGACTAGAAGCAGAAATTAGTAGGCACTGTCCTGACTTAGTAGTAGCATTAGGAAATATACCTGCAGGTGTACTTTTAAATACTCCAGGAAAAATTACTAGTCTTGCTGGAAGAGTATTCCCTGGTAAATTTGGACCTACACTTGCGGCTATTCACCCTGCGGCATTTCAGAAGAGTAATCCTGATGGTTTCAGAGATTTCACTGAACAGATAGATGAAGGACTTCGTTCCCTTCAAGGTTCTTACCAACAAATTAACCCACCTAATATAACAATAGTTAATGAAGATAACTTCTCAGAGGTTTTAAATAGATTAGATAAATACCCATTCTTAGTACTTGACCTTGAAACAACTAGAAATGGTTTATATCCTTATGGTGATCCTCCTGATGGAGTGAGATGCTTAGTTATTGCACCTAACGTGAATGAAGCCTATATATTTCCAGGAGAAAGTTCTATCTATTATCCTGAAAATCAACATCCTAATTTTGTGGATAGGAAAGAAACAAAAGAGTTCTTGAGGAATAGGAAATTAATAACCCATAACGGACAATTCGATATTGCCTTCCTTCTACAATTAGGTTTCACTGATCTTAACCTTTTTTATGATACCATGCTTGCTCATATCCAATTAGATGAAAGGGTGGGCTCTCATGGATTAAAGGCACTAGCAAGAAAGTATTTAGGTGCTCCTGATTGGGAGTCAGATATAAAGATTTTCTTACCTACAAGTAAGAGTAGTTATGACTTAATACCTGATTCTAAACTCTATACCTATGCAGCAATGGATGTGGTCTGCACTTATATGCTCTATGAAAGGTTCAAGGAGAAAATAAACTCAGGTATATTTAAAGACTTAATAATGCCTTGTGCCAATATGTTCTCTCAGATTAGACAAAGAGGTATACCAGTAGACATAATGGCAATTATGCAGATGGATGATATTCTAGATGAGGAATTAGAGGAAGAGCTACAGAACCTAGGGAATCTTGTAGGTGGTACTATAAATCCTAATTCTTCAGGACCTGAAGGAGAAGTTGCCCACCTAGTATATGACATTTTGGAACTACCTGTAATAAAGAGATATGGTAGAAGTACAGCTAAGGCTGCACTGTCTCAATATGAATCTGTACCTGTAGTACAGTCCATACTTAGGTGTAGACAGATATCTAAACTTAAGTCTACTTATGTAGTTGGACTAGCAAAATTTGTTGTAGATAGGAAGATACATCCTATCACTAAATTATATGGTGCGGTAACAGGAAGGCTATCAACCGAAGATCCTTCAGTAATGAATATAACCAAGAAAGGTGGAGGAGGTATAAAGAGAATTTATGTACCTTACTCCAAAGACCATTATCTTGCTGAACTTGACCAGAAACAGATGGAATTAAGGTGTTACTGCTGTACTACTAATGACCAGAAACTTATTCAACTTCTTAATGAATCAAAGATTGATAAGATGAAGGATCCTCATAGACTTGTATCTTATACCGCTTTTGGTGAAGCAAGAATGGAAGATATGAGGACCACTGCTAAGGCAGGAGTGTTCGGAAGACTTTATGGACGAGGACTTGAATCTTTCATCTATGGTATGAAGATGACAAAACCAGAAGCTATTAATTTAATTGCTATTATAGATAGTATGTTTCCTGGAGTAACTGGGTATAATGAAACTATAAAAGAAGAAATTCATTCCAAAGGTTATCTAGAATCATTCTTCGGTAGGAAGAGGCGTTTCCCTCTAATAACTAGGGAAAACAAAAGTGAGTTATATAGGCAAGGTTCAAACTTTAAAATCCAGTCAATGGCTTCTGATGTTAACTTATACTGTATGCTTCACTTATATGGAATGAGGCACAAATTAGGAATTGAACCTTTATTCCCAGTTCATGACTCCATACTATTTGATATTGCAGACCCAGAAGTAATTCCACTCCTCAAGTCGGAAATGGAGACGTTCAGTGGTGATATTACTGGGAATCGCATCGAGTTCGTAGAGGAAGCTAAGTTTGGGCGGAATTGGGGTGACCTAAAGGATTGGAAATGAAGAAGAAGAAGAAGTACGGAACAAGATTATTAATACTAATACTGATTACTTATATAGGAGTATCCCTATTTTGTATATGGGGACTTAATTGGGATAATGCCACTTTATATAAAGGAGAAGCGATTCTAACCCCAACTGAATATCAAGGAATAAAAACAAGTGAACTAATTAGCGACCGTTCAGACTACCAAAGTCCAAGAATAGATATTATTCAGGAGAATAGTACCTCAGTTGATCTTACTTATGACTTCATAGTTTCTGGTAGCTCTCAGTGGGCTTTTGTTCCTTATGGATTACAGGGAAGTGTTTGGCATGGGTCCTCTAGACCAGTAGCAACCATAATGGTTTTCTTTGCTCCAATTTTGTTAATAGGTATTATAGCATGTGGATTTGGTAGTTAGAAAAGGAACTACTAGGTATAGAATAGCTTTACTGGAATAGTATTAAATTTGGTAAGGAGAAGAAATGACCACTGGAAAGGAAAGAAAAGAATGGCCTCTTCCTTTTGAAAAAGATGGAACAGGTTGGACAAAACTACCTCTATTTATTTGGGTATTCCTTAATTTTATATACCTTCTTGGAACTATTCCTTTAATATTAATAGGATTGTCTTTATTTCCTGTAATAGCTTCTGTTTGTCTTTGCTACCTTTTAGGTAAATCTTTACTAATAGGCTTTACTGTAAAAGATGGTATGGCAGTACAAGAATTAAAGATTTTATGGAGTCTAGAGTAGAAGGAGAAGAAATGACTATAATAGAAGTATCGAAACCTAAGAAAATACTAGGAGTACTTGAATACAAACCTAGATATAAAGATTGGAATGATATTAAGATAGAATACTATCAAGGAGAAAAACTAGAAACTAAGAGAAAAAGTAATTGGATAGGCTTTCCTGCTTCTCTTGGGTTCTTTATCTTAGCAATCCAGGGTATAATAATAGGAGTATCGTGGGCTGCTCATCCAAATGGTATCCAAGGCTATACATGGGATTTACTTATAATAGGTATGCCAGTTACAATCTACTTAATCATACTAACTTATTTCATAGGAAGAGGTGTATATAGGTTTCCTTGGCTACCTTTTGAAAGAAAGACTGTAATATGGACTAAGATACCTTATGGTTTCTGGGTTATTATTTCTATACTGTGGTTACCTTCTCTAACAGTTCCTTTACTTGCTTATGCTATTGCACCATTTGTTGAGATGGTAAAGCACTTTGATTTTATCTGGAATGGATTCGAGAAGTCAGTTCTTACATTCTGTACTATTTGGTATTTACCTGATGGTAAGGCAGAAGGTAAAATAAAAGAGATTTGGGCAAATCCAGTTAGTAATCAGAAAAGGTTACAAGATGAAATGAATAGGAGTATAGATAAAGAATGACCTTCAAAAGAAAAGTTGAGCGGTTTCTAGTATCTAAATTTGTAGTACCAACTGTTTATTTATGGCAGTTGATATTTGATAATAAAGAGTGGATTGAGAAGGATTACATAGCCTTTAAGTATAAGAAAGATAAGAGATTATCTAGTAAACTTAAGTGGATTTGGAAAATGGTATATCACTTCGATTATATAATAGTTCAAGAGGAGTATTAAGGAATGAGTATTTGGGATATAGTAATAATATACATCATAGTTATTTTAATAACCTTTTTAACTTACCCAATTAAATGGCTACGTGGGGGTATTTATTTTTCAGGTTTCTTTACAACCTTTTGGTTCTTCTTATGAGGTTTGGTGGAAGTTATATGTTTAATGTTAACCAACTTGGTGCAACTGGATCAATCGACCCTAAATATCCCCCAACTGGACCTATGTTCTGGATTACCCTAAGTTTTAAAGAGCATTGGCCTATATTTGTAGGAATAATAGTATTTTGCTTTATAGCAGGTTGCATTGTAGGATTACTTAGAGAACTAAACAAAAGAGGCAGTTAAGGTATTACTATACTTAAAGGTAGAAAGAATATTAAAAGGGAGAAGAAATGAGTCCACAAACTAAAGACCGTTGCCCGACTTGTCACAAACCTTGGGGAAATGAACACAAGAGGATTTGCCAGAAATGTGGTTATCCAATCTTATTGCACCATAAATACTTTTTCGGAGCTGATGGTAAAATCCAACACCGGAACTGCAAAAATCCTGAGTTATATACCAAGGGAATCGACGAGAGTAAATTACCCTAAAAGGAGGAAGAAATGGAAAAGAAAGATTTTCTACTAACTCCAGGAAGTATACAGTTAATAACTAAAGAGGAATTAGAAAGTAATCCTAGTGGTCTTAATCTAGGTCAACGTCTCCTGGAGGAACAGGCAAAACTAGTTATCCAAACATTAGGTTGTAATTGTGCTGTACCTTCTCATAACTTAGACGGAGATTTATCCTTCAAGGTAAGACAATGCCCAGTATGTATGGAAGAGATAAATAAAATATTTGGAATAGAGGAATAAATAGAGAGGTTTTAAAGGAATGGACATACGGCCATACATAAAAGGGAAATACCCGAAACAAACGGTGGAATTGTTCCACTTAGGCTTACTCAGAACCTATCCAACGCAAGTAAAAAGGAGTGACCTCTTAACAGATTCTGGAGTGGACATAAAATTTCTGTTTAAAGGCCTCACTCCTCAGAAATTTGAGAAGTATGTAAATGAAATCCTCATGTCAGCATATGCAGAGGCGGAGAGGTACTCAGATGAAAGATATAAGTTTGGAAGATTCCTTATTGAGATGAATCCTAATGCAAAAGGTAGAACTAAAGAATTACCTGCAACTAGAGAGTACACTGCTGGTAAGAACCCTGATACTGATACTATGATATGGGGTACAAGTGTGGAAGTTCCAGAAGGAGCATCAAAACCTTTCCTATCCAGTAAAGCAGAAGAAATAATAGGTATACTTAATTCAACTAGTCCAGGACCCTACCTTAATAAGAAGTTACCTTATAAAGTAATTCAGATGACTATTTCTATAAGGTCAGGTCATAGAGAGGATTTTGAAGCAAGGTCAAAGGTATTAGAGAAAACCTACAGACCTAGAATGAAGGAACTTGAAAAGGAAGTTGAGAAGAGGGAAGAGGAAAATAGAAGAGGTAAAGAGGATCCGGAGCTTGAAGAGTGAAAATACTATCTAATATAGTTATACTATTCCTAATGCCTGGAATCACTGCAATATTCTTGGTCCTTGCAGTAGGACAGGTACTAAAGGAGGAAATATCCAATGGGCAATGATTGGCAAAAAGATACAGTAGAATTCCAAACCAAAATGGGACAGGAATGTCATACCAAACCTACTTTACCTTCCAAAAAGACACTTAAGTTAAGATATAAATTAATAGATGAGGAAGTAAACAAAGAACTTCTTCCAGCCTTAAAATTATATGAGGAATCAGGCTACAGATCTTTATGTGAGGCAGATATAGCAGATGGAATAGTTGATTCTATCTATGTCTTAATAGGTTGTGCAGTTTCATTTGGTGTGGATTTAGGTCCAATTTGGGATAAAGTACATGAAGCCAACATGCTTAAGGCAGGTGGACTAAGAGATAAGAATGGAAAGATACTTAAACCAGAAGGTTGGGTACATCCAGATATTGCAAAGTTGATTGAGGAACAGATGAAAGAGGAATAAATGGTAAAATTGAATGAAGAACTTCTATACTCTAGGGCACATTTAATAAAAGACGAAGACCTTGGAAACTTCACTATCCTATGCCTAGATAGGTTACCTGAATACTTCTGGATGAAACCCTCGTCATCGACGGGGAAATATCACCCAAGGGATGAACATTTGCCTGGAGGATTAGCACTACATACTGCAAGGGCATTTGATGTGGGTGAGAGACTTCATAATAGTATGTTACCCAACTGCAACCCAGATATAATAAGAGTATCACTACTCTTACATGACTGTGCCCGGTATGGAGTAGGATCTAAACCCTCTGAGCACTCTTTAAATAATCATGCAGAGTTAGGTGCGGATTGGGTTGCGAAGATGGCAAAGGAGATAGGTTTAGACACTAAACTACCATCTGTTATACCTCCTATTGTACAGTGTATTAGGTCGCATATGGGGCGCTGGTCCAGTCCAGTACCGGAAGGAAATGACGCATTAATAGTACACTTGGCAGATGCAGTAGCTGCTGGGTATATTCCTGTAGTAGGGGAGAAATTGACGTAGTATGGTTGAATATCCAGACAAATATGGAAAGTCTATATGGTCTAAACTAAAAGGAATTAAGAGTACTAAAGAATCCTCTACAATTACCACTTCAAGTGAAGAACCGGGTAAATGGAAAAGTAGGATTATTCATTGGAGTTTAGGGCTGCTAGTGGGACTTCTAATAGGCTTAGGGGTATCTGTACTGGCAATTTTAGGCCCCTCATTTTCTAAGCCTTTTGATATTACAGTCTGCAAAGTAAAAGAAACAATGAGTACTGGTAAGTCATTTCTCACAAATTATTATTTAGTGGATGAACATGGAACTAGATTAAGTGTGGACAGTGCAGTATGGAATAGTTTAACTTCTATTCCTGATTGTTCTGATACAAGTAAATAAAGGTAAAGGGGTATTAAAATGGAAGGAATTGCACTAATAATATTTGCGGCGTATTGTATGGCATCTTTGGAAATGCAGGCAGAAAAGGCAATAACTAAGAAGGAGCCTGTTATAAAAAGATTAGGTAAGAAACTGTTAAAGAGGGATAGGAAGACCTAATGGAAGAAGACACAACTTACCTAAGTATTCCTTGGGTTATCTGTGATATCCGTCACTGTGGTGGAGGAGAATTCTTCATAGGACATTTTACAATATCCTCCTTTCAGAGACTTGTTAAAAAGTTTCCAGAAATGACTGTAAAGGAACTTAAAGAACTTCAGCAACGGGCAGAGATGGAGTAAGAAGAGAATGACAGGAAATAGTGAGAACCAAATTATTCCTATACCAAGTATACCTTCTACCTCTATTTCTACTACTACAGAATTACCTGTTCCTACCCGATATCACTGTTGGGGTTGTGAATCACTAAAATTAAGGTTAGATTCAGAAAAATTCTCTAGAGGGCATATACCAGTGTGCCTTAAGAAGAATCATACTATATCTATCAATATCTTTAGGGGAATCCCAAATTGGTGTCCTACTGATGGAGAATTTAAAGATGAAGGAATAATAGAATAATGTTTCTAGGACTACCTTCTTGGATTCTTTCAATACTTAGTTTACTATTATTAGGTTTAGGTATGACTATCCTAGTAATTGCCAATGATAGTTGTGGTTATACTATTGGCTCACTTTCAGTAGTTATTAGTATAACTTATCTAATAGATACCTTCTTTTTCAAGGTATTTAGAAGGAAGTAGAATAATGAAGAATTTTAAGGTAAAGAAGTTTTGGATCTTATTTGGATGGAAAGGTCTCTTTTGGAGACTAACAAAACTTGTGGAATTAAAAAGTGCTATTAGACAGGCAAGAAGTAGAAAGTGAGAACAAAATGAAACTCAAAGAAGCAAAAAGAAAAGTATGTCCCTGGTTATCTAGTATCTACGAACATGAGGTTAATTGTCTAGGAACCAAATGTATGTGGTTTAAACTTACTAAAAGATTTGGTTATCCTAAAGAGAGTACTGAAATAGAAAAGGTAGGACTAGCAGAACTGTTTATACAAAACCAGGTAGAACTTTCCAAAAAAGATTGGGAATACGAATGTGGTATAATCTATAAAGATGCAGAAATGGTAAATTAGTATGACAGGAGTACCAACTTTTGATATTGAGGCAAGGGACTGGACTGAACCTATAGCCGTAGGTTTTACAGATGGTGAAAAGTATTTTGAGTTCCTAAAAAGGTCTGAAGATACTGATGTAATATGGGAATTCCTCTCTTACATCGGTGATAATTGCGAAGGTATGGGAATCTTTGCCCATAATGCTGGGGGATATGACAACAAGTTTATACTAGACTCTTTAATAAAGCATAAGCAGAAGATAAAACTAGAGGCAGGTTTAGGAAGGGTTACCTGGACAGATAAGGAAATATCTTTCGAAGATAGTATGCTTGTAGTAGGAACTGGACTTGCAAATCTATGCAAGGCATTCGGTATACCCAGAAAGTTAGATTGGGATCATCGTACTACAAAGAATATTTGGGAGCTCGAACATAGGTTAGATTCCTTCCGTGCATATCTACAGAGAGATGTTACTTCTCTTAGTAGGGCAATGGAAGAATACTGCAAAATGCTTATAAGGTCATTTGCAGTCACTCCTTCTGCCACTTTATCTCTTACCGCTGTAAAGGCCTTCAATAAAAACTTCTTCAAGGTATCAGATATAAAGTCCAATGAGAAGTTTGAACCATTTATTAGAAGGGCTATGTACGCAGGTAGGAATGAAGTTTATAAAAGGTATGGTGAAAATTTAAACCTCTATGATATAAGGAGTATGTATATCTCTTGCTATGATTCTCCAATACCTGTGGGAGAAATGTTTTGGAGAAAGCCTAAAATAGAAAAAGGTTCAATAGGTTATGCTTGGGTTGAAATTCCTAAAGACTGGAAGATAGGTCCTCTTCCTTATAAATTGGGCAACCACTTAGCATTTCCAGTAGGTACATTTCCTGATTGGTGGGATATGGTAGAATTAAGAAAGGCTGAAGAAGTAGGAGTAAATGTCAAACTTATAAAGCAACTAGAATGTGATGAATACCCAATATTAAAAGAATTTGGTGAGTATGTTTCTCTCTTAAGGTATTCTTCTAATCCAGAACTAGGTAAGTTATATAAGCTCTTAGGTATAAGAGTAAGCGGAAAATTTGGGCAACACAGATGGAGAGAAGAGATTGCCCATTCAGAAGATATAGAAGACTTTGAAGGATATACTCCTATCGACTCAAGTGAGGTATATCATAAGAAATCAGTTTACCTACCAGGTAACAAGGCCCCTTATTGCAAACCAGCAGTAGCAATGAGAATAAGAGCAATGGCAAGAGTAAGGCACCTTGACTTCTTATTAAAGTCGGACCCTTATTACTGTGATACTGATTCTATATATACCAATGCAGAATTACCTTTAGGGCTAAAGGCAGGAGAATTACAACTTGTAGATAAAGCGCAAAGAGCTTATTTCATTAGAGGTAAATTATACGGCTACATTGATACTAAAGGTATTCTGAGGCAGAGGGCAGCAGGTTTCAGGGATTTCAGGTTAACTGAGTATGACTTCAAAGAAATGCTAAAGGGTAAAGATGTTGCCTATAATACTAAACCTATTGGTAATTGGGCAGACATACTTAATGAACAAGGTTTGAATAAGGAGAATATTCCTAGAAGGGTACGAGGAGACCATCAGTTAGAAAACCGCATTTTGGATGGAAGAGACACTAGACCACTTGTAGTGACTGTCAAGGAAAGTAGAATTGAGATTGAGGAGAAATAGTATATGGTAGAAAATACTCACCCCTCATACGTTCCAGTACCATATGAGGATAACTCAACCTGTATCCACTCTAAAACCTGTCCCAACTCAAATTGTCAATCTGCACGATGTAGACACAGAGCTACATTGGAGTGGTTGAATTGGAGAACCGCACGATGTACACTTTGCTCTTCTACTCTAACTTTAGAGGTAGTCCACCCAGACAGGTTTTCTTCTACCATTCTCTTCCAATGGGCTAGAAGATGTATAATTCCAGAGAAATATAGATAGTAGCTACTAACCACCTTCAAAGTCCGCACTTTAATTAGAGTTCTTTATCTCCTTGCATTACCTCATTTTAATTATGTCAACCTCCACAATTTAAAAATTCCACAGTTAAATTGTTTGCAAGTGTAAATTCACACGTTAGTAATTCAATATGCAGATTTTCAAAGAATCAATGCGTTCTATGTCATTTTTGAACGTGGTTTTATATCGAAATTCGATTCGTGCAAAAATATAAGGAAAAGTAAAAAGGAGTAGATTGTCTACTCCTTTCTTACTAACTGGTAAAATCTATCTTACTACTAAGTAATTAGTGGAACAATTACTGCTATACCTACTATAGTAAGTAGTGCCAGGATTATTAGAATAAATATTCCTTCTTCTACATTTGCTAGTATAAAGAGTAAACAAATGCAAATCCATACTAATCCTACAGCTACCAGAATAGATTTATTAAAAGGACTAGGTGTAGGAGTAGGTGTTGGTGAAGGTGTTGGTGTAGGTGTTGGAGTAGGCGTGGGAGTAGATGTTGGTGTCGGCGTAGGTGTAGATGTGGGTGTTGGTGTCGGCGTTGGAGTAGGTGTCGGCGTTGGAGTAGGTGTC